ATTTTTTTTGGACTAAAACCAGAAGACGGAGTATGGTACAAAAACCAGAAAGGCAACGCATACTTTAAAAGCGAATGGCTCACAAACCTATGGGGAAAAGGCTTTGTAGACTTTTCACCAGCGGCACCTGGATCATATGCATACGTAGCGCAGTACGTCAATAAAAAAGCAATCGGCGCAGAACAGAGCGCAAAATACTGGATGCAAGGCCGTGAACCAGAGTTTAGAATCATGTCAAAAGGCATCGGGGAAGAGTACCTAAAAGAGCACATGAAAGAAATACTAGAAACCGACAACATCACATGCGCAGGAGGGCGGCAGAAAAGGCCGCCAAGGTACTTTGATAAGCTTCTTGATAAGGATACCAAAAAAGACACTGAAAGCTATTTCAAAGCACATTCTGAAGAACTGAGAGAGGTAAGAGCCAAAAGACGAAGAAACGCAGTGCTAAGCCTTGTAAACTTAGAGCAAAACACCAATGTTCCATACTCAACATACCTAGAGATACAAAAAGAAAAAGACAAGCAAAAACAAAAGTGGAGAGAACCGAAAGAAACCTTATAGCCAATAAAACAAGGAAAGCAGCGGCGGCAAAGTCTGACGGAGCGCGCCGACAATCTGACCGGAAAACCGGTCTTGTCAAGTGGAGCGCCTGCGGGCGGGAGTCTAAAGGCGCTCCTATCCTAGGAAAACTTTTAAGAAATTTTTTAAAAAAATCTTGAAAAAAACTTGACAAAATCCAAAAAATATGATAGAATATAATTACAGAAAGGAAGGTGCTCAAAATGACACACATCTACGAACTTAGAAAATTTGAGGACGACGGGAGCATAAATACAGTACTAAAAATTTCAGCTGAACCAAAAGACGCAAAACGAGAAGCAAAAAGCTACGCAGAACAAATACCAGGCTTGTATTCACTATACGAAATTGAAAAAAAAGCAATGTTCTTTACTGAAAAAGAATAAGTTGACAATATCACCTTCTTATGGTAAAATAAGCATAAGGAGGTGATTTTTTTATGGCACATCGTAGCGGCGCAGGCCGTGGCGACCAGCGGAAGTTTACGCAGACCGCAAAGCGGACGAAAAACATCAACGTCCGGCCAAAGGTCAGCCGGGGCGGAATCCGGCTGTAATGTTCCAAACAGAACAATGAAAGGAGGTGAACAAATGGACTTTAATGAAAGCATGAACATTTTTCTGAAAATCCTCGCAATGCTGGATAAGATTTACCACGCAATTGTGAAGGAAGAGGAAGAGACTGAAGAGGAGGAGTAAGATGCCACGTGAAGAATACAGCTTATTTAATCAGAGCACCCACCAGATAAGTGAACACTTCAAAGTAAAAGAATTTGCACAAAAAGACTTCCGATGCGACAAGGTAATTGTGGACACAGAGCTTATAGACGTTTTGGAAGATATACGCGCACATTTCAACAAACCTGTGATTGTAACCTCTGGATACCGGACACCAGAATACAATGCAAAAATCGGCGGTGTAAAAAACTCACAACACACAAAGGGCACGGCGGCTGATATCAAAGTATCTGGTATTCCGGCAAGATGGATACAAAAGTATCTGAAAGACAAATACCCGAATAAATACGGCATCGGAAGTTATTCAACTTTCACACACATAGACATAAGAACAAAAAAAGCACGTTGGAGGGGCTAAAAAATGACACTGAAATTCTACAGTTTTCACGATGCAATCACGAATGGCTACAGCAGTCCTTTCTTACAGCAGAACAGGGCACAGGCAATCCGCACCGCAAAGTGGAAGGCAAACGAGTCCAAACTGCAGGAAATCGAGGACATCAGCTTGGTGGAACTGGGCGACTTCAACACCGAAACCGGCGAAATGTCCGGAGCGAAACCGAACCAGCTGTGCAAGCTAGTAGACCTTAAGGAGACATACAATGCTAAATCCTAACGTTCTGGTACGGTACTACGGAGTACCAACCGAAAGAGTGACAAGCAAAGCCGGCAGCGAAACGGCACCAACGTGGAAAGCGGTAAAACGACCGAACGGCACAACGGACTACATCCGACAACCAGATGAAAATGTCTACGAAAAAATTCAAAAGGCGGGCGAGGGATACGACCTCGCAAGCGCAATCGCGAGACTGGAAGCCGGAGATTTTTCCATCAAAGCAAAGAGCACAATCTACACCGAGGGCACGCCACTGGAAAATCTGCCTAAAGACATCGTGACCATGCACGAAACGGCACAGAGAGCAGCGGAAACGCTGGAACAGCTGAAACAGACGCAGCAAACCGAACAGCCGAAGCCGGAAGAAAAAAAGGAAGAGGTGAAGCAGAACGAACCGAAACAGTGAAAGCCACTTCGCGCAAGTACCGCGAATGGAAAGACCGCGATCAAAATTTGACCGCGGTCATCAGCTTTTGACGACCATCAACGAGGGCGAACTGGTACCCATCTATATGGACGAAGTGCTGCCGGGTGACACAGCACGAGTACAGCTTAACGGGCTTATCAGAATGAGTACTCCTATCTATCCCATCATGGATAACTGCTACATGGACACATACTTCTTCTTTGTGCCTGCGAGACTTTTGTGGGAACACTTTGAAAATATGTTCGGTGAAAATGACACCGACTATTGGGCAGAAGAAACAGAGTATTCCACTCCTAAATGCACCATCGGCGGCACAAGCGGCCTTGCAAATGGTTCCATCGGTGACTATTTCGGACTGCCGACACAGGTAACGAACGCGCTGGAAGTAAACGCATTGCCTGCACGAGCATACTGCAAAATCTACAATGAATGGTTCCGAGATGAAAATCTGGAAGCGCCGCTTATGTTGGGATACAAAAAGACGGACGAAGGTGGAACGACCGCAGACGCAAGCAAAGTAACAGCAAACGCAAATGCAATCGACCAGACGACCAACACCAACGAAGCAACGTTGTATGCAATGAAACCAGCAAGGGCGGGCAAGTTCCACGATTATTTCACATCGTGTCTCCCTTCGCCGCTGAAAAATGCAGAACCAGTAACAATACCAATGCTGGGAAATGCACCGGTAAGGCTGTTTCTGCCCGATACAGAAAACATCGTAACGAACTACGGAGCGAACAAAGAAGGAGCAGTTAAAGTAACAAGCGAAAACTTAAACGCACCGTGGACAATGAATAACGAAACGGCATATAAACTAAGAGCAACCACAACGCAAAACAATATTTTTTACGACGAAAAGGGGAATAGACAAACATACGCCGATATTCGCGCAGACCTCAGCGCAGTAACCGGCGCAACAATCAACGACTTACGGCAGGCCATCGCACTGCAGCATATCTTCGAAGCCGATGCAAGAAACGGCACGAGGTACAGAGAATTCCTTTCCGGGACATGGGGCGTAACGAGTCCGGACAGCCGTCTACAAATTCCTGAGTACATCGGAGGTCAACGCATTGCAATCAATGTGAATCAGGTGGTGCAGACCAGCCAGACAGACACCACGACCGGGCAAGCACTGGGCAACACAGCGGCATACAGCCTAACGACCTGTTCAAAACAGATGGCAGACTATGCAGCAACGGAGTACGGCTATATCATCGGGCTGGCAGTGGTACGAGTGGAACACAGCTACCAACAGGGTCTTGGAACCAAATGGACGCGCGGCGGTCGATTCACGTACTACGACCCGCGACTTGCAGCACTGGGTGAACAGCCGGTATACAATCGAGAAATCTACGCAGACGGAAGCGAAAAAGATAGCCAGATTTTTGGCTATCAGGAGGCTTGGGCGGATTACCGCTACAAGCCTTCCTACGTAACCGGAGAAATGAGATCAAACTATCAAACGTCTTTGGATGCATGGCACTATGCAGACGACTATGACAAGCTGCCGACACTGTCGGCGGAGTGGATTCAAGAAGGACGTGAAAACATCGATAGGACTATTGCAGTAACGTCCGCAGTAAGTCACCAATTCTTGTGTGATTTCTGGTTCAACGAAACGTGGTTCAGGGAAATGCCTATCTATAGCATTCCGGGAATCGAAAGAATCTAAGAAAGGAGGAAGCCGGGCAAAGACCCGGCTATTTTTAAATGGGAACACTTTTATCATTGATGCCGTACATCATGCAAGGGCTTAGCCTGCTGACAAGCGTTGCAATGAGCTCAAACCAGAGCAGTGCAACAAGCAGCCAGAGAGCCGGAGAAGAAACATCCAGCGGAAGCGAAACAACAACCGGAAGCCTGACAGCACCGCAACAAATTGGCTCAACACAGATTGGAACACCAACAGGCATCACCACATACAACAATCAAGGCAGCGTAAACATGGCAAACGGCATGAGCTTTTTAAGCTCTATTATCAGTAATCTGATGAACGCAGGAAGCCAAGCAAGCGCAAAAAAGTACAACTCCGCAGAAGCGGCGGCAGAAAGAGCCTTTGCAAAGGAAATGCGCGGCACAGCATATCAGGACACTGTAAAGGACATGATCGCGGCGGGCATAAATCCAATACTAGCGGCAAACAACGGCGCTACAGCAACGCCAAGCGGAGCAAGCGCAAGCATCGGAACACAACATTACAACCAGCAGAGCGCACAGGCGGCAGCAGTGTCAGCAATGTATGAATACGGCAACAACACCGCAGAGCTTGCAAACAGATATCTCGAACTAGCAAAAAAAAGCACCAGTGCAAAACAGTACCATTCTGCAAAGAGCTTTAATGAAGCGGCAAGCAGTCTGGCACAGTCAAGCGCAAAGCAGGTCAGTAATTACAACTATGCGGCAAACAACCTGCTCGACGAACTGGGAGACGCAGGAGACAAGCTAAGAGACGCAGGAGACAAAGCGGCCGAATCAGCAAAAGGCGCAGGCAGAAAAGCAGCATCGGCCTTTAAAGACAGTTGGGAAAAAGGCGGGAAAAACATCACACCATACACGTCAATCAATCCTAACCAGATAATGGGCGCGTATAGAGGAGATTAAGTTTTCAACAGTTTCAACAGTTTCAACAGGTTTTCAACAAAGAGAAACGCAAAAAAAATTGACCGATAACAAACTTTCAACAATTCAACAAGTTTTCAACAAAACTTTCAACAAGAAAGAAGGTGATAAATATGCGTATCAACGCTAAAAATTAGACTTTACAACAGTTTAAACAGGCCCTACTACTACTGCTACAACAAGTAATATATAAAGAAAAAAGAAAGAGAGGTGTCAACTGGCGCAAGATAGACAAGTAATCTTGCGCCAAACCTATGCCATGTACAAATCCAAATGTTTTCCAGATGAACACGAAAAAGCCAACCATGTGGGGAAGTCTAAACTACCTAAAGAAACAGAACCTAGAGCAAACCATCATGGACGGCGTAAAAAAAGGAAACCTTGCATTGTTACCATGCGGAAAATGTGAATACTGCAGAAAACAGATTGCAGACCAATGGGCAACGAGAATAGAACTAGAGGCCCAAAAATGGAAAGATGTGATTTTCGTTACAATGACCTACGATGAAGAACACATACCATACGGCGAAATTGTAAAAGGCTATCAAAGCATCCAATCACAGACAGTAAGCAAAAGAGACGTACAACTATTTTTAAAACGTCTCAGAAAAGCATACAAAAAGCCAATAAAATACTTCATAGCAGGAGAGTACGGAGACAGAACAAAAAGGCCACACTACCACGGTATTTTTTTTGGACTAAAACCAGAAGACGGAGTATGGTACAAAAACCAGAAAGGCAACGCATACTTTAAAAGCGAATGGCTCACAAACCTATGGGGAAAA